ACTGCCAATAATGGTAGGTCTGGCCAAAGTCTTTCTGGTGGTTTTGCTACTTCGACAACTCGTGGTGTAAGAACTACCAAGCAGGTAAAAAGAATTGGATGTGCTACACTCAAGACTCTTGTAGAATCTGACAAGTTTATTATTTCAGACTATGATACAATCTATGAATTGACAAGATTCTCACTCAAGAATAGTTTAAAAGGTAACCAATCATACGAAGCAGAAGAAGGCCATGACGATATGGCCATGTGCTGTGTTCTTTTTGCTTGGTTAACTACACAACCATATTTAAAAGAACTTACAGACCTTGATATTCGTAAGCAAATCTATGAACAAAACGAAAGAATGTTTGAAGAAGAGATGCTTCCGTTTGGATTAATGAGTACTGGTGATGATGAATATGACGATCAAAGCAACGAATCTTTGATTGGAAATGATAATACTTATAGAGACGAGTTCTGGGCAGAGCAAAAACGCAATTTCCTTAACTTATAAATAAAACAAAACTCGTATATAACACCTTCGACTAAGGGAGATAACAATGGCGTTTCAAGTCAGCCCTGGAATTAATGTATCTGAGATCGACCTAACTACTACCATCCCATCGCTGGCAACCACTGTTGGTGCCATTGGTGGTGTGTTCCGTTGGGGTCCTATCGGAAAGTTCATTCTAGTAGATTCAGAAAATACTCTTGCCGCACGTTATGGCAAGCCAACATCAGACAATTTCGAAACCTTCTTTACAGCTGCTAACTTCCTTGCATATGGTAATGCTCTATATGTAAGTCGTGCTGCTGTAACAACTGGTTTCTCAAACACAGTTGCAGCTGCTTCAGCTAATCTGAATTCATCTACAACTGTTACACTTGTTGGCACCGACTTTGGTGTTGCTGCCGGTCAAGCAGTATTTGGTGCTGGCATTCCAGCTGATACATTTGTTGTATCTGCTACAACTGTTAACACAAACAATACAGCCGTAGTTATTACAAAATCGGCTACTACATCAACTGATGCTCAGCTTAACTTCTTTGCAAATACACTTACATTGAATGCTGTTGCTAACAGTGGTGTTATTGAACTTGCAGACTGCATTGTCAAGAACGCAGACGACTTCGAAGATAAGGGTCCAGCAAATGCTACCTTCGCAAGCACACAGTTTGTAGCTCGTTATCCAGGCGATCTTGGTAACTCGCTTCGTGTTTCTATGTGTGATTCAGCAAATCAGTACACACGCACAATCAACATGTTCAGTGGAAACAGTGTTGGTGGTGCTGCTGCCGGTCCTGCTACTGTTGCTGTAGATGATGGCTTTAAACTAAATCAACTTGCAAATGCCGCAATTAGCGTTTCTGTTAATTCAAATGTTGCTAACGTTGTTCTTACTTGGGCAGGAAATGATGCCGGTTCAGGTAACCTTACATATGCTGAAACAAAAACAGCTACAGAAATACTTCTAGCGTCTCTGTCTGTTGGTGATTATATTGAACTTGGTAACACAAGTGTTGGTACTCAGACACTGAAGATTAAGTCGCTTCCTGAAGCTATTACATTCAACGATCTAACTCTAGCTTACTTCCCAATTACATTTGAAGATACTTGGAATCGTGCATCGAACTTCAGTTCGAATACAATCACACGTAAGTGGGAATTCTTCAATACTGTTCCAGCAGCTCCAGGCACATCACGTTTCCTTTCAGATCGTGGCCTAACAACTGTTGACCAAGTAAGTGTTGTAGTTGTAGACGAAGATGGTATGTTCTCAGGTACTCCAGGAACAGTTCTTGAAGTTTACGAGAACCTTTCACGTGCTACAGATGCTATTGGTGAAGATGGTACAACTACTTTCTATAAGACAGTTATTAACGATAACTCACGTTATGTATGGGCTACCAACGATCGCGGCGAAGCCGCTACAACTACAGCAGCAAGTCTTTCGAACTCAACAACTTCACTTCCATATTCGAAGTCATTCATTGGTGGACGTGATGGTGTAACAGAAAGTTCGACATCTGTTGCTGCTCTTGCTTCAGCTTATGATCTCTTCGCCGATTCATCTTCGGTTGACGTATCTCTGCTTATGACAGGTAAGTCTGTTGGTGCTTCGGCTGGTGCTCAGCTAGCTAACTATCTGATTGACAATATCGCTGATGTTCGTAAGGACTGCGTGGTATTTGTATCACCTCAGAAGGAAGACGTTGTTGGAGCAGGTGTTGAAGGTTCACAAGCTTCGAACATCGTAACATTCCGTCAGAATGTACGTAACAGCTCGTATGCATTCATCGATTCTGGTTATAAGTACCAGTACGACAAGTACAACGACGTATATCGCTATGTTCCACTGAATGGTGATATTGCTGGTCTAACAGCTCGTTCGGACGATCTACGTGATCCATGGTTCTCACCAGCTGGTTACAACCGTGGCCAGATCAAGAACCTTGTAAAGCTGGCTTATAGCCCTAACAAAACAGATCGCGATCTTCTTTATAAGAACGACATCAACCCAGTAATCACGCAGCCAGGTCAAGGAACAGTTTTGTTCGGTGACAAGACCGCTCTTGGTCGTTCAAGCGCATTTGATCGTATCAATGTTCGCCGTCTGTTTATTGTCCTTGAAAAGACAATTGCAACAGCTGCTAACCAGATGCTCTTCGAATTCAATGATGAATTCACAAGAGCTCAGTTCTTGAATCTGATTGAACCATTCCTCCGTGATGTTCAGGGCCGCCGCGGTATCACTGACTTCCGTGTTGTTTGTGACGAAACAAACAATACTCCAGAAGTTGTTGATACAAACCGCTTTGTTGGTGACATCTACATTAAGCCAGCTAAGAGCATCAACTTCATCCAACTGAACTTTGTTGCTGTAAGATCCGGCGTAGAGTTCAACGAAGTTGTCGGCCAGTTCTAATAAATAAAAGAAACTAGGAGGAAATAAGAAATGGCTTTTAATATCAATGAAATGAGAAGCCAACTGGTTTACGGCGGTGCACGTCAGAATCTTTTCCAGGTGCGTATTAACAATCCTGCAAATGCTTCGGGCGACCTGAAAACACCTTTCATGGTTCAGGCTGCTCAGATTCCAGAATCTCAACTGGGTGTCATTCCTGTGTTTTACTTCGGCCGCCAAATGAAGTTGGCTGGAGATAGAACATTCGGTGACTGGACAGTAACAGTTATCAATGATGAAGACTTCCTGATTCGTAACGCCATGGAAGAATGGTCGAACCGAATCAATCGTCTTGAGCGTAATGTTCGCGATATCAATCGTTATAAGTCAAATGCTACTGTAATCCAGTATGCTAAGGACGGTTCGAAGCTTCGTGAATATACATTCAATGGAGTCTTCCCAAGTGTTATTTCTCCAATCGAACTCGATTGGGGTACAACAGATCAGATTGAATCGTTCCAGGTAACATTCTCGTACGATTACTGGACTGTAAGTGGTGGCACCACCGATAGAGCTGGTGGTCAGTAATAAGTAAGGGGTAACCATTCCCCTTACTTTTTTTGTTAACAGGAGTCCAAATGGCCGAGTTATTTGGTTTTGAAATTGTTCGTAAGAAACCGGAAGTAGAATTACCATCTTTTGCTCCAAAACTGGAAGAAGATGGTGCACTTGTCGTTTCCGAAGGTGGCGCATACGGCCAATACGTAGATCTTGAAGGTGCAGTAAGAAACGAAGCGGAACTTGTCAGCAATTACCGTGAAATCTCTATGCATCCAGATATTGAAATGGCTCTTGAATTTAACCAACACGCATATGAAATCTTTCGTAAATGGTATGTTGATGGTAGACTTTACTATCATGCTATCATCGATGAAAAAGCACCGCGTGAAGGTATCAAAGAATTAAGATACGTTGATCCGCGTAAGATTCGTAAGATTAAGACTCAAAAAAGAGTCAAGGCGAATAAGAATACTAACGTAATTATCAATAAGACTGCTGAAGAATTCTATATCTATAATGATAAAGGATTCGCCAAAGCACCTACACAAGGATCTACTTATAACGATCCTGCGTCACAGGGCATTCGTATTGCTGTAGATTCCGTTGTCAATACATCATCTGGACTAGTAAATGTCGGTGGTGATATGGTCATTGGTTACCTGCAAAAGGCAATCAAGCCACTTAATCAGCTAAAGTCTATGGAAGACTCACTGGTTATCTATCGTATTTCTCGTGCTCCAGAACGTCGTATTTTCTACATTGATGTTGGTAACCTACCAAAGATGAAAGCTGAGCAATATCTTCGTGATATTATGACTCGCTTTAAGAACCGCGTAGTTTACGATGCTCAGACTGGTGAAATTCGTGACGATCGTAAGCACATGACAATGCTTGAAGATTTCTGGCTACCACGTCGTGAAGGTGGTAAAGGTACAGAAATTACAACTCTTCCTGGTGGTCAAAACCTTGGCCAAATGGACGATGTGGTTTACTTCCAACGTAAGCTTTATAAGTCGTTGAACGTTCCAATTACTCGTCTTGATCCAGAACAAAACTATAACTTTGGTCGTGCTACTGAAGTTTCACGTGATGAAGTTAAGTTTGCTAAGTTTATTACTCGCCTTCGTGGTAAGTTCTCTGAACTCTTTAATAAGATTCTTGAGAAGCAACTTATCCTCAAGGGTGTTATTACCAGTGAAGATTGGCAAGAATTTAGAACTAACTTTAAGTATGAATATTCAGAAGATAACCACTTTGCTGAATTAAGAAATACTGAAATTCTTCGTGATCGTATCTCAATGCTTCGTGATATTGATGACTATACAGGCAAGTACTACTCACACGAATGGGTACGTCGTAATGTTCTGTATCAGACTGAAGAAGACATGAAGGAAATTGACGAGCAAATCGTTGAAGAACAAGAAAATCCACAATATAATCCACCGGTTGAAATGGGACCAGATGGCCAGCCAATGGAGGCTCCAGGACCAGAAGATACAAGTGGAGCTCTAGGACCAGACACAGGAAAGACGGCAAAAGTTCCTTCTCTTCCTAAAGTTCCAGATCTAGTTAAGAAACCAGCGTGATTATAAATAATAAAAATTTGGAGGAAACTATGGCCGATATTGATGATCTTATCAACTTTTCTATGAATCAGCAGCCGACAAAGTTCGCTTCTGCATTTGATGATATCATGGGTCAGAAAGCAAGTGCAGCTATTGATGACATGAGAATCTCTGTCGCACAAGGCATGTTTGCAACTGAAGAAGATACTGTCGACGATGAAGATGATTTCGATCTTGATGACGACGATGATCTGGATCTCGATGACGAAGATTTAGAAATCGATGAAGAAGATCTTGAAGACATCGACTGGGAAGACGACGAAGAAGAATTAGAAGACGAAGATTTAGAAGGATTCGAAGACGATGGCGAAGACGCTTAATCAATTCCTAGAAGGTTACCTGAAAGTTAAGAATCCTGACGAACAAAAGTTCGTGGATAAGCACGTTGTTGCCAAGCATGCAGATCGCAATGGCAATGACGACGAAGTCTTTAAGGGTTCCAAGGTAAAGATGGCTGATCGCCGTAAGGATCGCCATGGTTACAATCCAGGCGAAGACGAAAAGGTCTACGAAGAACTCAAGGGTAGTCAGCACAAGATCGATGCCAACAAGAATGGCAAGGTTGATGCTCATGACTTTAAACTTCTTCGTGGTAAGAAGAAAGTTGCTGAAGAAGCTGAAGAGCTTGAAGAACTAGATACTGCAACTCTTAAGAGCTACAGAACAAAGGCTCGCGCTCAGGGTAATGCTATTGTCGATAAGATGAAGATGGGTGGCGGAGACTGGTCAAAGGATCAAAAAGACACCAAGACACTTCGTAAGAGAGCAGCTGGTGCACAAGCTTCTGGTAAGCAACTTGTCAAGCGCGGTGAAAGCCTGAAGACTGAAGAAGTTGAAGAGCTTGACGAGACTGCAAAGATTGTTGCTCATCTGCAAAAGCGTTATGGTGATAACATTCGCAAGAGCCATGTTAGTTCTGCTGCTAAAGATTTTGGTGTTGATGCGTCAAAGCTTGCCAAGGCAGTTCGTACCAAGCTTGGTAAGAATATGCTTGATGAAGAACAGATCGATGAGATCTCCGCAACTACAAAAGATTCTTATGCTAAAAAAGCAGTAAAGCAACTTCCTGGTCTTTTCAAGAAGAGCGGTGAAACTGCCGATGGTGCTCGTAAGTATTACAATCGCAAGAATACCGTTCGTAAGATTGCTAACGAAGAAGCTGAGCAGATCGACGAACTCTCAAAGAAAACTATGGGTTCTTATATCAAGAAAGCATCTGGTGCTGAGCAACCAAAGAATGTAATGTCACCAAAGAATGTTCCACTGACAAAAATCGCTGCATACCAAGGCGACAGTGAAACAGGTTACTTTGGTAAAAGATTTAACCAGCATACTTATGATAAAGCAGAGCGTCTTCGTAAAAACCGCGAAACAGGTATCAAAAGAGCTACTGATAAGCTTACCAAAGAAGAAGTTGAAGCGATTGAAGAAAAACTAAACATGGATACGGCTTCAATGGGAACCGTAGTCAAGGATTTCCAAAAGTCTGATGCTCCACAATTCAAAGGTAAGTCACAAGACAAGCGTCGTGCTATGGCGATTGCTGCTAAGCTGACTGCAGAACGTGGTGGTAAGCCACTTCGCAAGGAAGAAAAGCTTGCTGATCTTCTTGGTGATCTGACAGAAACACATCGTCGTACCATGCTTTCTGTCTTTGATAAATTAAATGAAGGCAACCAAAAGAAGTTTCTAGAAGCATGCGAAACACCAGAAGGTGTTGAATCAATGCTCGACTTCTCAATTAGTCATAGAGGTGAATAATGGCCGTATCAATTATTTCAAATAAGAAGAACACCGCTGCCACTGTTCACGTTTCAGTTGCCAATACAACCATTAAGGTATCTGGTAACAGCACAACTACAAACGTAGATGCTACATCTACATGTCTTGCAGTAAGCGACGAAACCCTTTCAGGTGCTTATATTGCACAGGCATTCTGGGGTATCGATCCAAACGGTTATGCAGTCATTAAGCGTGGAACAACTCCAGTTGCTATCTATGACTCAACCGGTTATAAGGATTATGCCGGCTGTGGTATGGCTCTAACTGTTGGTCAAACTGCAAACCTCACTGTAGAGTTTGTTGGTACGGCAAATGGTTACGTCCTTCTTGAAGTTCAGAAGGTCGGTACATTCGTTTCAGAATACAATAATAGTTAAGGTAAAAAGATGAAACTCATTACAGAAGTCTTTGAAGACCTAAGAACGATTACCGAAGCTCGTGAAGACGGTAAGAAGAACGTATTCATCGAAGGTGTGTTCCTTCAGGGTGGTATTAAGAATCGCAACGGACGTATGTATCCAGTTGAGACTCTTGCTAAGGAAGTAGAACGCTACAACGAATCATACGTCAAGTCAGGTAGAGCACTAGGTGAACTCGGTCACCCAGAAGGTCCACAGATTAATCTGGATCGAGTTTCTCACCTAATCACAAATCTTCGTCAAGAAGGTACAAACTTCATTGGTCGTGCTAAACTGATGGATACCCCGTTTGGTAACATTGCCAAGGGTCTTGTTTCTGAAGGTGTAAAGCTCGGTGTTTCTTCTCGTGGTATGGGCTCACTAAAGCTCAACAAAGAAGGAATCAACGAAGTACAAGACGATTTCTATCTAGCAACAGCTGCTGACATTGTAGCGGATCCTTCTGCTCCTGATGCCTTTGTAAATGGTATCATGGAAGGCGTAGAGTGGATCTGGGAAAATGAATTGCTGATTGCCAAGAAAACTCAAGTTGCTGAGCAAACTGTTCAGACAATTGAAAAAGCCGTATCTTCTAGAGACCTGGAAGCCAAGAAATTTAAGATCTTTGAGAATTTTCTCAACGAAATTTCGAAATTCTGAATCAAATAAATAAATTAAATTCACTAAGGAGTGTAAAATGTCAGATAAGGAACTAACTGATATCGTTGAGAATGAAAACAATCTCGATGAATCGGCAGCTTCAGAAACACTGAAGCCAAATCCAACTCGTACAGAGATGCTAGCTACGTTTACTTCGTTACTAGCTCAGCTAAAGGGTGAGGATCTATCTCACTTCTTTAACGATTCGATCAAGAAACTGGGCGTTGAGAACGTTCCTTCGGCAACAGCTCCTGGTGGCGGTCCGGCTCTTGGCCAGATGCCAGCAGCGACACTTGGTGCTATGAAGGAAGACGTTGCTGAAATGTTCAGCGGCGAAGATCTTTCTGAAGAGTTCAAAGAAAGAGTTTCAACAATCTTCGAAGCAGCTATTTCAGCTCGCTCGAACCTTGAAACCGTTCGCCTAGAAGAAGAGTTTGCAACTAAGCTTGATGAAGCTGTAGTTGCCATTCAAGAAGAGATGACCGAAAAGGTCGATCAATATCTTGATTACGTAGTGGAGCAGTGGATCGAAGAAAACAAACTTGCGATCGAAGCTTCAATCCGCACAAATGTTACCGAAGACTTCATGGAAGGTCTACGTAACCTATTTGCAGAAAGCTACATTAATGTACCTGACGAAAAGCTCGACGTTCTCGGAGAGCTTCAGGCACAAGTCGACGAGCTAGAAGATAAGCTCGACGAATCCGTGAATAAGCAACTTGAGCTTCAAGCAATTCTTGATGAAGCAACCAAGGAAGCAACATTCGACGAAGTAAGTGAAGGACTTGCAGCCACTCAGGTTGAAAAGCTTCGCACTCTAGCAGAAGGCATTGACTTCAGCTCTGCTGAAACATATGCAAAGAAGCTAAACATCATCAAGGACAAGTACTTCTCTGAAAAGAAGGAAGTCTCAACTGGTGTCGTTACTGAAGAAGCTGAAAATGGTGTAGATCAGCCGGTAGAAGTACCAGCTCATATGGCCCACTATGTAGCATCAATTTCAAGAAACGCAAAGTAATAAATAAAAATACCAAATGCCCAGAAAGGTAAAGGGAGAATAAAATGTTAGCTGAGGAACTACAAAACAAGTGGAAGCCAGTGCTTGAGCACACTGACCTCCCAGAGATCGGTAGCGCACACAAGCGTTATGTAACCGCACAAATTCTAGAAAACACTGAAGCTGCTCTTCGTGAGTCAGCATCTCAGGGTGGACAGCAACACCTTCTTGGTGAAGCTACACACGTAAACACTGCAGGCAACGCTGCAAACTTCGACCCAGTGCTTATCTCGCTGGTTCGTCGTTCGATGCCAAACCTGATCGCTTATGACATCTGCGGCGTTCAGCCAATGTCAGGCCCAACAGGTCTTATCTTTGCAATGCGTTCGAAGTATGCCAACTCAACCGCTCTTGGTGATGAAGCATTCTACGGCGAAGCAAACACAGGCCACGCTTCGCGTCTAGGCGCTGGCGTTAATGCTGCTAACACAGGTGCTGGTTCAGCAACTGCTGTTGGTGCTAACACTGTTGGTACAGCTCCTGGTTCTTCGAACAACGCAGGCAACTCGACCTATAACTACACAATGGGTCTTCTGCTTGGTTCGGGCGAACTTCTTGGTGCAAACAGCACTTACGTATTCCCAGAAATGGGCTTCTCAATCGAGAAGGTAACTGTTGCTGCTAAGACACGCGCTCTCAAGGCTGAATACACTCTTGAGCTTGCACAAGATCTTAAGGCAATTCACGGCCTTGACGCTGAAACAGAACTTTCAAACATTCTGTCAGCTGAAATTCTTGCAGAAATCAACCGCGAAGTTGTTCGCTCAATCATCATCACTGCTGAGCGCGGTGCTGCTGACGGCACAACAACAGCTGGTTTCTTCGATCTTGACACCGACTCAAACGGTCGTTGGATGGTTGAAAAGTTCAAGGGTCTCCTATTCCAAATCGAGCGTGAATGCAACCAGATTGCTAAGCAAACTCGTCGTGGTAAGGGTAACATCATCATCTGTTCGTCAGACGTAGCTTCTGCACTTCAGATGGCTGGTGTTCTGGACTATGCTCCAGCACTTAACACAAACTCGCTGAACATCGACGACACAGGCAATACATTTGCTGGTGTTATCAATGGTCGCATCAAGGTTTACATCGATCCATATGCTGGCACTAACTACCTTGTAGTTGGTTATAAGGGTTCAAACCCATATGACGCTGGTCTCTTCTACTGCCCATACGTTCCACTACAAATGGTTCGTGCAGTTGATCCAGGTTCATTCCAGCCAAAGATCGGTTTCAAGACTCGCTACGGCATGGCTCCAAATCCATTCGCTAAGGGTACTACAGCTGCTGATTCAACAGCTACTCTTGAGCAGGATTCGAACAAGTACTACCGTCGCGTTCTTATCTCGAACCTTATGTAATCATAAGAGTTGGGATAACCAACCAAAAACTAGAAGGGGGATCGAAAGGTCTCCCTTCTTTTTTTCTTTTTATCTGTTGACATTATAAATAGATATGGTATAATGAGATTAAGCCTTTAAGGAATACTATGTCTGCTATCAACGTTCCTGCAAATAAGAACTTTCTATCTCCGCTTGGATTTAAGTTAACCCTTGGTCGTGCTCCTAACTTAAGCTTTAATGTACAGGAAGCGCGTATTCCAGGATTGCAACTTAACGAAGTAAGCACACCAACGCCATTTCTACGTATTCCAAACTCAGACGGTCTTACTTACAATCCACTCTCTATTTCTTTTAGAGTTGGTGAAGACATGGATGACTACTTGGAAATTCATGATTGGATGGTAGGTCTAGGTGCTCCAGAAAGCTTTGAACAGTATAAAGCTTTAAAAGATGCAGAACCAGGAAATCCTCGTACAATCTATTCTGATATCACTTTGCTTATTATGAATAGTTCGATGAGACCAAATATCAAAGTTACTTTTGAAGACGCATTTCCTATCTCACTCGGTGATTTACAATTTAACACAACTGATACAGATGTCAACTACATTCAGTGCACAGCAGACTTTAGATTTTTGAAGTATAATATCGAACTTATTGGTTGACATTTTTCGTAACATGTGATAGAGTTATATTATGAAACTAGACGATATCTTTACCGAATGGGACCAGGACTCTCGTATTGATCGCTCCGAGTTGGGCGACGAGGTTCTACGTATTCCGAAACTCCACCACAAATATTTCAAAATCTTTACGAATGAGCGATTGATTCTTCGTAAGTACGAAGCTGAGCTCAAGCAATTGAAGCTGGCTAAACACGAGTTCTTTACTATGGGCCCGACTGAAGAGACTCATGCTAAGGGTTGGCAACTACCACCTCAAGGCAAGATCATTCGTTCGGACGTGAATAACTACATTGAAGCCGATAATGAAGTTGTAAACCTTACACTGAAGATTGGCATTCAGCAGGAGAAGCTAGAGCTTCTTGAGTCCATTATCAAATCTTTCACGAACCGCGGATTCAACATTAAGTCTGCGATAGACTGGGAGAAATTTAAAGTTGGTATTTAATGAGTGATGTACATCTAAAGTTCATAGATAGAGTTCATGTAAAAGTAGTTGCCGAACCTTCGACAGTCATGGAATTGTCGGATCAATTTACTTTCTTTGCTGAAGGCTATAAGTTTAATCCCAAGTATCGTGCAAGAGTCTGGGATGGTAAGATTCGGCTTATTAATAATCTGGCTGGAACATGTTATGCAGGACTTGCTCAAAGAATCAAGAAGTTCTGTGATGCTCGTGGTTATAGCTTCTCATTTGATGATGAGCTACTTTACGAGAATGTATCTGAACATGAACTTACAGAGTTTATTGCATCACTCAATATTCCTGAAAAGTATCAACAAAGAGATTACCAGTTCGACTCGATTCTTAAGTGTTTAAGATCTACTCGTAGAACTCTTGTCAGTCCTACATCTTCTGGTAAATCTTTCATGATCTATGTTCTCATGAGATGGTATCAGCAGTTTGGCCATAAAGGTCTTATCATAGTTCCTACCATTGGTCTAGTAAACCAGATGGAAAGTGATTTTAGAGACTATGGATACACTGGTACGATCCATTGTTCTACTCAAGGAATAAATAGATCAAACGACATTCCAGCTAATCTAGTCATTACAACGTGGCAATCGCTCAATAATGGTAAGAGCAAAATGCTCAAGCCATGGTATCAACAATTTGGAGTAGTTTTTGGAGATGAAGCGCATGGTGCAAAAGCAACCTCTCTCATACAAATTCTTAGCAGTCTTACTAGTTGCCAGTATCGCTTCGGTACCACTGGCACGCTTGACGGCTCACCCCTTAACGAAGCAACAATCGAAGGTCTCTTTGGTCCAAAGTACAAAGCCGTTAGCACAAAAGAGCTCATGGACCAAGGATACGTTGCCAAGCTCAAAATCAAGTGCATCGTCCTTAAGTATGATGAACCTACAAGCAAACATGTCAAGGGAAAAACATATCAGGAAGAAATCGATTTCCTCATTAATTGCGAAGCACGGAATAAGTTCATCCGCAATCTCGGACTCTCGTTAAAGGGTAACAAACTTGTTTTCTTTCGAATTGTGGATCATGGCAAAACACTCCATGATCTCATCACAAGAAGTACAACTCATAATGTGTTTTACATTGATGGCTCTGTTAGCGGTGATATGCGAGAGTCTATACGTAAGGCTATCGAAGAAGAAGAAAACGCCACCCTCCTCGCCTCACTAGGAACGACATCGACGGGTGTGAGTATCAATCGACTACATCATATGGTCGCCGCTTCTCCATCGAAGTCTAAGATTAAAGTACTACAATCGATTGGTCGTATGCTTCGATTGCACGAAGAGAAACAAGAACACGGTGCCATCTTATACGATATCGTCGACGATCTGTCTTATAAAGCACACCAAAACTTTACATTGAAACACTTCTTAGAACGAACTAAAATTTACGACGCTGAACAATTTGATTATGAAATTTACAACGTGAGGTTATAATGATTCGAATAGTAAATCTGATAAACGGCGAACAAATTATTGGACATGTCGAAGAGTCCACAGATTCTTATAAGATTGTAGATCCTTTCTATATTGTTGATGCTATTAATAATGAAGGATCTATTGGTTCTAAGCTCACAAACGTGTTGACATTTTCTTCAACTGAGTATATAGTGATTAATAAGAATAAGATAGTATTTGATTTTCCAGTTTCAAAACATATGTGTATGTACTACGAAAGACTGGTTTCTCTGCACGATAAGAAAATGGCAGAGGAAGTTGTAAATGAAGCTATAAACGAAATGAATCACGCTGAAGAAAGATATCAAAAGCTCATGAATATGATTCGGCCAGATAAATCAAAATTGAATTGAGGTTATAATGGAAAAGATCCCAAAGAAAAAGAAGTCGAACCACTACATCGACAACAAGCTCTTCTATACAGAGATGGTGAAATATCATACTGCATTCCAAGAGACTAAACGTCTGAATGAAGATCGTCCACCAGTTCCGAACTATGTTGGCAAGTGTATTATGCTGATCGCTCAACGACTGGCAACTCGACCAAACTTTGTTGGATACTCTTATAAAGATGAGATGATTGGCGATGCTATTGAAAACTGTCTAAGGTATCTCCACAACTTTAATCCTGAAAAGACAAACAATCCATTTGCATACTTTACACAAATCGTATACAACGCATTCCTACGTAGAATCGAGAAAGAAAAGAAACAACTTTACATCAAGCACAAGAGCTTCGAAAACTCTATTGTCATGAATACTCTTGTTGATATGGCGCCAGAAGATCGATCTCAGTTTGCTGCCGTATATATTAATGTAAATGAAAAGCTGGGTGAGCTCGTTGAAAAGTTTGAAGCAAAGAACCCAGTTGCACCAAAGCCTAAGAAAGGCGTAGAAAAATTTATAGAGGATGGAGATGAGTAATCTAAATATTCCACCACTGCTTGAGCAGTACAGAGAGAACATGCTAAATCCTAGCAATTCAATAACAGTTCGACATAACTATATGATGAATTTACAAAACATTCGTGACTTTTGTGATAAATGCATTCGTGAATATGATAAGAAAGTTCGGAAAATCTAAATGAAAATTGCTTTGATTACTGATACACACTTTGGCGCACGTGGAGATTCTGTTGCGTTTGCCGAGTATTTTAACAGGTTTTATTATGAATTCTTTTTTCCGACTCTTGCTGACAATGGTATTACTCGGATTTTCCATCTTGGTGATATTGTTGATCGACGTAAGTATATCAACTTTGTCACAGCAAGACATCTTAGATCATTCATCGATAAATGCCACACCTCAAACATTAAACTAGATGTGATTATTGGTAACCATGATACTTCGTTCAAGAACACAAACGAAGTTAATGCTATGCGCGAACTGTACGATCACTCAAAGTATGAGATAAACTATTATGACGAACCTACTGTTGTTAATGTTGATGGCACTGATATTGCTGTCTTGCCGTGGGTCTGCTCGGGTAACTACGACGAGTCAATGCGCTTCGTCGAAGAAACTCACGCGCAGATCCTTTTTGGGCATCTCGAAATTGCAGGGTTCGAAATGTACCGAGGAGCCGTAAACGATCATGGTCTATCTACTAGCGTTTTTAATAAGTTTGATCTCGTTTGTTCTGGTCATTTCCATCATAAATCCACACGGGGCAATATCAATTATCTTGGCGCACCGTATGAAATGTCTTGGTCTGATTTTGATGATCCACGGGGCTTTCATATATTCGACACAGAAACTCGAGAATTGCAGTTCATCCAAAATCCCTACACAATGTTTCAAAAGTGGTTCTATGACGATGCCAAGTGGAATGGATTCGATACCATCAATGGATTCGATTTTGAAGCAACTCAAGGATCTTACGTAAAGGTAATTGTGAAGAACAAGAACAATCCTTTCTGGTTTGATACATATATTGATAGACTTGAAAAGGCAGGTGCTCTTGATATCCAAGTGGTCGAAGACAATCTCAATCTTCAATTGGAAGATGACAGTGACATTGTCAATGAAGCGGAAGACACGCTCACAATCTTGACTAAGGTAGTCGACCAGTGGGAAACTCCAGTAGATAAAAAACGCCTTGACAATTTTCTCAGAACGTTGTATAGTGAAGCTTTACAGGTAGAGTAATTACATGATTTATTTTAAAAAGCTTCGTTGGCAGAACCTCCTGTCAACAGGGAATCAAATGACTGAGATCCAGTTGGATCGTAGTAAGTCAACTTTAATCGTTGGTGAGAATGGAGCCGGCAAGTCCACGATACTGGATGCGCTGGTATTTGCTTTATATGGTAAGCCATTCCGTAACATCAACAAACCTCAATTGATGAACTCTATTACAAATAAAGGACTTCTCGTAGAATGTGAGTTCTCTGTAGGTAAAAATGATTTTCTTGTAAAAAGAGGCATGAAACCACATCTCTTCGAAATTTACCAAAATAATGTACTTATTAACCAAAACTCGTCTGTAAAAGATTATCAAGATCTATTTGAGAAGCAGATCTTGAAATTAAGTTTCAAATCTTTCGGCCAGATTGTAGTCCTAGGTTCTGCAAACTATCTGCCCTTTATGCAGCTTCCTGCACACGCACGTAGAGAAGTGATTGAAGACCTATTAGATATTCAAATCTTCAGCACAATGAACACGTTGCTCAAAGAAAAGATTATCGAGAATCGTAATGATATCAATGAAGCAGATCATAAGATTACTCTGATTGAGAACAAGATTGAACTGGCTGAGAAGCATATTGTCTCTCTTCGTACTAACAACGATGATTTGATTAAAGCCAAGCAAGAAATGCTAGGTGAACTTGAAGATCGTATTGCTGAAACAGAAGCTGCTATTGAAACTGTAAGCCTGAGTATAACTACACTCAGTGCACTCATTGAAGACAGTGATAGTGTAATGCGCCGTCGGTCAAAACTCATTCATATGGAAAGTGAGTTTGAAAACAAGATCAAGAAGTTCAAGAAAGAAATTTCATTCTTCCACGATCATGATAACTGCCCGACATGTCGCCAAGGCATCGACCACGGCTTTAAGGAAGAATGGATTCACAATCGTACGTCCAAGACTTCTGAAGTTGAAGATGCTATGGTCCAACTGGCAAATCAGTTGGCAAGTCTTGATGCTCGAATTCAAGAGATTGCTGAGATCAATACTCAAATCACGTCTCATAATAACCAGATCACTGGACACAATGCAGACATTCGTTCATGGCAGAACTCGATTAAGACTTTGACTGCTGAGATTGAATCGATTCGTAACAATACACGAGCCATTGATAGTGGCAATGATGATATTGATACTTTCAAGAAAGATTTGAGCAAGACAAAGACTCGCAAAGAAGAACTGACACACCATCGTCAAGTTTTAGAAGTAGCCGGTGTTCTATTGAAGGACACAGGTATTAAGACAAAGATCATCAAGCAGTATGTTCCTGTGATGAATAAGCTAATCAATAAATACCTTGCCGCTATGGACTTCTTTGTCCAGTTTGAATTGGACGAAAACTTTAATGAAACTATTAAATCGCGTTACAGAGACGATTTCAGCTATGCCTCTTTCTCCGAGGGAGAAAAAATGCGCATTGATCTTAGCCTTATGTTTACCTGGAGGGCTATTGCTAAGCTCCGCAATTCTGCTTCGACCAACCTTCTCATCATGGATGAAGTCTTCGACTCGTCGCTTGACGTCGGCGGTACGGAAGAATTCATGAAGATCCTCGAAGGTCTGACTCAGGATACTAACACCTTTGTGATTAGCCACAAGGGCGATCAGCTTTATGACAAGTTCCATTCTGTAGTTAAGTTTGAGAAGCATAAGAACTTTAGTCGGATCGCAGCATGAACCAATGGGTTCAGAAAAAAGATGACAAGTGGTACTGGTTCCAGCAGTATTCGAAAGATGAAATGGCACTCCTTCGAAAGTATCATGTAGCCATCAGTAGAATGACAAAACTAAACTTTGATAGGATTATAAAATGATTCGTGAACTTGTTGATTGTAACGATTCAATTCTCAAGCAGAAGACTGAGAACTTTGACTTTGCAAATCCGCCAATCAATCCAGTAGAACTCTATAACGATCTTGCCGAAACCATGAGAGAGAATGATGGTCTTGGTCTGGCTGCTCCACAGGTAGGTCTTCCCTATCGTGTCTTCGTGATGAGAGCTGAGAATATTATTGGGATATTCAATCCAAAA